GTGGCACTTGGGGGCGAACGGTTTGCCGTACGCCGCTTGAGCAAAGCCAGTCGGGTCATTTGGACTTGTGGACGCGGGCATCGTGGAGAACTTGCGCTCGGCGTCACGCTGGCGCTCAAAAGGGTGAATCTGGCTCCAAGCCTGCTGGACCTGCGTGCGCACGCTGGGGTACCACGCGGCCGCGGGGCGATCTGGGTTGTCCACGTAGTCGCTCAGAAGCACGTTGCCCATGGAATTCTCAACTGATGGAAGCGTCACATTAGAGCGAAACATAGAAGAGCGTCGTGCGTCTCCAATCGTGCTGCGCAGCTTACCGTCTTTAACCATGTTTGAAGTCCACATATAGTACAAAATCGCGAGGGCGATGCCGCCGAGTGCAAAAATGCGTGGATCACGGTTAATTATATAAACAATGCACATTGCATAAAGAACAAAACGGGTGGTGGCCGAGACGCGCTCATCAGCGGACTGTGTCGCGGTGGGCCAAAACTTTAGGATGTCGCTCGTCTTGAAAATTTCCTTTGGATCCATTCTTATATTTACTTAGAAGATTTCTTCTTGCGAGAACCTGGGCGGGGCTGGGCACGCTGCTGGTGTGGAGGAGGTACGGCCCCCATGAGGGCCGCGAATGGGTTGCCCGCGCCACCACCACCGCTCATCATCTGGCTGAGCATACTGTTCACACCCGCCATCAACGACTTCTCGTCAAGTTGGCCATTTGGACCCATCTTCATATTCTTGGCGCAATTCTCGGCGGCCGCCTCAATCGCACTGAGAGTCTCGGGTGGAAACATACTCATTGTTGTGCCGATCATGTACATTGACTGTAGGTACTGCCAAATGGCCTGCTTCGTGTTTTCCGTACAATCCTCACGCTTCCAAATGACGTGCAAGTTGATGTTCTTGATAAATTCATTATCCTCGCTAAAAAAAGCCTCGTCGCGGGCCGTCATGCGCGGGATCCATGGGGCGATCTGCTTCATAAAAGTTGGACAGTCCACACCAGTCTTGGGGGGCTCGTCGGGGAACGTGCCTGTGAGTTCTCCGAGAAACTGACCCATCATGTCATCAAACGCCTTGATGGTCGTCATGTAGTTTTTAAATGTTTTAATTCCTTATTTAAAATGGTTCCTTCATTATCGGTCCAGAATCACCCTGACCCTGACTCACTATGAAGTACACGAGAATGGCCACGAGGAAAGCAGGCTTGAAGTAATCTGAATTCTTCAACTTGCCTTCGTTGTTCATTTTAGCTTTGATAAACACATAGGCCATCACAGCAGCCGCTGCAATGACACCGGCGCTCATAGGTTCGCGGAAGTACTGATCCATTCTATTAATTTCTTAGAGTTTAATTCTATTAAGAATGCGGCAGTTTCTGAATCTTTGTGGGTGCGTCTGGGAACAGCGATTCACTCTCCTCATTGGATGCCACCGGGGTGCCTCCCGGTACCTCTGGAGGTGTGAGTGAGTTGTTCACCGTCACTGCATTATCAACACCGCCTGGCGTTTTGCCAAACTCCATGTTCCCCGTATTCTGCGGGAGGCCATCAGCCACGCCCTCACCTATAGGCTCCTCTTCCAAGTCGGGGATGTCTTCCTCCCCCTCCGGATCCTCATCCTCATGATCCATATCCAAATCTTGACCAATCGCCGGAAGAGGTAGGTACGTGTTGAGAATCTCGGCGGTTGGGATGAGATCCTCTATGACCACGCAAATTCTCTTGTTAAATCGGGTATTCAGGTCATTGTTGCGCTCCTCTTCGGACTTGTTGTCCACTATGATGCTTGGACTCTCGTATAGATCCTTGGCACAGGCTTCGTAGCACCGCTGGACAAAGACATCATTGGCTGGGAGCTTGATGCTTATTTTCTTGGATTTTTTATCAGTTCTGATTGAACTCAGAATTTTAACATGAATAACGAACACTGCGGCAAGCAAGTTGGGGAAAAGGGACTGGTTTTTGATAATCGCCTCTGTATTTTTGAGAGAAATTGAAGAGTTCCAGGTTTTGACGCCACGGAGGAGCTCCTGGAACACGCGTGTCGTGTTTTTGCCCTGGGACTCCTTCTTGGCCTCTAGCCAAATTTCCCAAAATGCCTCAATCATCATTGGGATCATGGCGTCACATAGTTTCTTGGTGAATCGGCGTTCAGACTCGTTGAGGATGTCCATGTACTAGTTGGCTATATTCATTTTCCTGTTTTAGTTACGCGCAGTTTCTGAGCCGTCTTTTTCAAGTTGGCGAGGCTTGGTAGATACACGTCTGGTTGATGTATCTCCTTTGCCACCTCTGAATCTAAACTAGCCGCCTTGTACCACTGAACACGTATGTCAAGCGGTCCCACTAAATTGACTGTATATCCTAAGCGTATCATTTGTCTACACATGTAACCTACAGTCGTCTGAAGATCATATATAGGATACCCTATAAGAACTGGTGGTACCGTAACTACCGTGTCCTTGTGTCCTAATTCGGAAGACACCTTGATTTTTCTACAAAATTGCTCAAGAAGAGCCTTATAGTACTCTTTTTTAGCAAAGTCCCGCTTCTTTTCTGAAGCTGCAATTTGTTTAGCCGAAATAGCCATCTAATTTAATATATTAATTTAGTGCTCTCGTTTACTCGCGGGTCTGTAGGTTAGTCTGGGTCATTATCATGTTCTGTTCATACGCAGCGTTGACGTTCTTGAGATTGGGCTGGAGTGGCTGATCTTTGTAGCCCTTGAGGGCACCCTTGAACTGTGAGGCCAAATTGGCCGCCACTTCAGTCCATGGCATGTACTTGTCGGGTAGATACCCCGCCGACGGGTCAATAGTGGAAGAGTCTCCAATATTCAGGATGTTAACCGAACCGTCGGCGTCCACCTTGGCGTTGATGTCGTACTGGGTTCCAAAAAAATTCTTGGTGTTGTAAAACATAATACGCGAACGGTAGCTGCCGTCTGGCTGAATATTCACAAACACGGTGTCAATAGGAGCCATGTCTGGCTTCATAGACTGCACCTTTTCAATTATGGCCTGTATGATGTTGGGTGGTACTGGTGCCGCGAGTTCCACGTCACCTGCTGCGTAGGTTGCGGTTGTCCGCCCGTTCCACACCAGAAACACTATACCAAGTACGAGGACCAGTATGACGATGTCCTTCATTACTATGAACAAACAAAAAATAGCCGCGTTGGGTGCCCCTCCTAAAAAAACAGTCTAACAGTAGATGGCTCTACTGGTCTATTCAGACAAGTGCAAGTTTTCACAGGAAATTATAGCTTTCATAAAAACCCAGCCGGCTCTTATTGAGATTGTCCGGTTTCACAACGTGACGACGTCTGGCGTGCCCTCTAACAAGATCACACGCGTGCCTACTCTGGTGACGAATGAGGGAAAGATGTGCGTTGGGGCTGAAGTCAAGTCCTGGCTTGTGTCAATGGTCCCAACTGATTTTGAATCTTGGGACATGGGTGGCGGTTTATGTACAAATCTAGACGGGTCTGAAAATGCTGGTCTGTTTGACCTTGAAAAATATGGTGAGTCCCTTCAGCCGATACTGACACCTGAACTAGAGTCCAGAATCAGTATGAGTGTTACTGACGCATATCAGGCACAGAGGAAGTGAAGACCTTTAAAGATTTTACGCGCGTGTGATGTAAGATGCATTTTCGCACAATACAGGCATCGGCGCTTAAATCGGTGTTTGAGGTTCTTAAAGATATAATCAACGATGTTAATGTTTATTTTTCACCAAAAGGAATACACATATTGACTCTTGATACAGCTCGTGTCACCCTTGTGCATATGGAGCTTGGTTCCGAGAATTTTGAAGAGTATGAGTGCCCTAGTGATATCGTAGCTGGACTGAACATGGCCAACGTCTACAAACTCCTCAAATCGGTAAGTGGACAAGACACCCTCTTTGTTCGTATTGAGGGCCGTGATTATATGGAAATTTATATAGAAAATCCGGAGAAGAAGTCTGCGACGAGCTTCAAGCTCAAGCTCCTGGATATCAACGAGGATATCCTAGAGTTTCCAGATATTAACATGAACGTCATCACCACCATGCCCTCTGTAGATTTTCAGCGCATTACCCGTGATATGGGTAACCTTTCAAACGAGATGGACATTATCCGTGACGGCAACAAGCTTGAACTGAGCTGTCGCGGCGACTTTGCCGACCAAAAGACGGTTATTGAGTTCCCTGAGACGGTGAAACGGACTGGGAGCACCTTCAGTCTCAAGTATATCAACTTGTTCACAAAGGCGACCAATATGTGCTCAAGTGTACAGTTGATGCAAGACTCTGAAAATGAGAACATGCCAATCATCTTCAGATATACAATTGCAAACTTGGGTGATCTCAAGTTCTATTTGGCTCCAAAAATTGACTCTAGTTAAGAGATTAATTTATAATACTTAAATATGGAAGCCAGGTACGAGGAGAGGATAAAAGCGTGTACAAACGAGGACGAGTTGGCAGATTATCTTCTTTCGTGTATTCCTATTATTAAAGAATACACGGCAGAAGTTTCCACCATTTCAGGAGCGACGAAAAAGGTGGCGAATATTGAGGTGGCGTCACGCAAGGGGGTTCAACGCAAGGATATTTATAAGAAATATCTTCAAGAGGTTGAGGGGGCTTTCATTGACGTGGGCAAGAATGAGATGCATGAAAAGCCGTGTTCACAATGCGGCACAATGTACGGCCGTATATTTGACGAGTCAGCCTCTGAGGAGATTTGCAGGAAGTGCGGGGCGGTTGAGTACATACTCAGTGAGGAGGTGGGGTTCAAGGAGGAGCAGGAAATAGAGAAGCACATAGTATATTCTTACAAACGTGAAAATCATTTCAATGAATGGATAAGTCAATTCCAAGCCAAAGAGTCTACACACGTCCCTGAAGACGTCATTGCTAAATTAAGAACAGAATTCAGAAAGCAAAAGGTCAAAGACCTTAATGAAATAACCCACGAGAAAGTCAAGTCCCTTTTGAAAAAACTAAATTACGCCAAGTACTATGAACACGTACCATATATAGCAAGTATAGTAAGCGGTATCACTCCTCCAACGATGCCTCAAGAGCTTGAGGATAAATTACGTATAATGTTTCACGCTATTCAGGCACCATTTGAGAAGCATAAACCAACAAATCGCAAAAACTTTTTATCGTATTCATTTGTGTTGTACAAGATGTGTGAAATCCTCTCGGAAGATCAGTATCTCCCGTGCTTCCCGCTTCTCAAAAGCCGTGAGAAGCTTTACATACAGGATCAAATTTGGGAGAAAATATGCAAAGAGCTCAAGTGGGAATTTATTCGCACGGTATAATTAAGAATTAAAGTTTTTATGTACTACTATAGTAATGGGTGATCTCATAAAATGTTCAAACTGCTCACGCCTTCCTCAGCCCAAAGAAGAATTTATAGGATGTAGAAACAGGGTGTGTAAACTATGTAGAAAGTGTAGAGAAAAATATAACAAACAGAATTCTACAGAGGGTCGTAAAGAAGTGGTAGAAAGGTGGCGAGGAAACAACAGGGAAAAGATTATAGAACAATGCAGAAAGGCATCTAACGCGTGGGTTCAACGTGAAAAGGAAAAGGACACCGTGGCATACAATGCCAAGCTTCAGGCGAAGCGCAAGAAATGCGCCACGACTAAACTCAAACAAATGAAAGCAAGTGCTACAAAAAGAGATTTATTATGGGAACTTGCAGATGAAGTTGCTTTAGAAATGGTGAAATCTCCGTGTGTTTACTGTGGGTTTATAAACCTTGATATAACCGTGAATAGTATAGATCGTCTTGATTCATCCAAAAATTATACACCATCTAATTGTGTCCCATGTTGTGTTCATTGTAATATGATGAAAGGATGTTATGACCCCTATACTTTTATTGAAAGATGCCGAAAAATTGGAGAATGCAGAATGACGTTCACGGATATAACAAAATGTGATTTGCCAAAAACTCAAACGAGGAAAAGACTTAACAATCAATCATCTCAAGAGGCATAGGAGGCGGTGGGTTGAGGACAATCTCCTCAAACTCCAGGGGTCCGTTTTTGTCTGGAAAATTTATCAGGTATCCCGTCTTGATCTCCAAGAGCTTCAGGTAATTTCGGGTCTGAATTCGGTAAACCTCGTTGAGCTTACTTACCGACTTGAGCTCCACCACAACCTTGCGGTCAATGATGAGATCGGCCCGGACATTGCCCACGTTCTGGCCCGAATAGAAGACGGGGATGATCCGCTCCGTTTCGTAGTAGATACCCTGGTTTCGCAGAGCAACTTCAAAGGCGGAGTGGTATACAGACTCTGAGTACCCAGGTCCTAGGGACTCCCAAATGTCATTAGAAATATTACGCAGAGTATACTCCATGACCCCTGCTTGAAAAGCAATGTTATCCTTTAGAAGGGATGTTTTGGATAGGACACCTGTTAACGACGCGTGTTCACTTTGATAATATGAATCTGGAAGACGCGTTTTGGGCCATCGCCCCTGACCTCCCCATGTCACTTTTTTTATCACCCGGGGGGGCCTTTGTGGACCCAAACACGCCTTGGCGGGTGATAAAAAACTGGCCATCATATCTTCTATTTTATAAACTACCTCACTCTTTATGGTTCTTAATTTTGATCAAAAAATCAAGAGCCCGAAAAATTTACGCTTTACATATTCTCATGGATATTTTGAGTCATACAGGTGAGTGGTCTATAGAACCTTTTTTCCCAATGGGTCCTGCGGTACATGGTATTTGGGACCCTGTTGAATGGACCTAGCGGCGAAGGCGGGGTTTATTTGGCATGCGGTTTATAAGAGAAAGATTCAAAGGCGCGGCTCCTGCGTTTAGAGCAGGACGCGCGATGTTCCCAACTGTCGGCTCCTTCCCGGCCGCCAAACTGGCAACCAACAATTGCACGGTTCTTTCTTGACTTTTAATAGTCAACATTGCAAGGTTCTGGTTTCCACGGCGCACCTTGAAGTGGAAATACTCACGGACCATGAATGCTATCAGAGCCATAGTCATCAAAAACTTGCCGTAGTTGTCCTGGAAAATCGTAAGCGCTGCGGCCGAGGCAGTGGCGACACCAGACCTAGTGAAAAAGGCGATCCACGCCAAGTTGGCCTGTTGGAGAATTTTAGTGGCTGTGCCAGCCGCCTGTGATTTCACAGCGGGAGGCAAGTGCTTATTGTTTTTCATGGCGGCGCCATATGCGCCCCAGTTCAGCGCAGCAACGGGTTGAGAAGCCACGATGAGTAGTAAAGTAAACAGGTATAGACCCTGTTTTCCCTTGCGGTAAAAGGTATTCACCGTAGTGTGGCGGAGAGCCGTCTTGGCCTGAGAAGGCGTCATATTCAAGATGGTCTCTTTGTCTAGCGAAATACGACCAGGAGCCGATGCTGGCCGCTTTGGTGCCGATGTTCGGCTTTTGGTGACGGGTGCAGACCGCGCCCTGGAAACGCGCGGTCCCCTAACTTCCCTGAGGGAAACCATTTTAATATCAAGCAATATATTTATGTTGTATAAGTCGGAACAGATTCTGTTTAACAGCGTTGTTGCTATTTCCGGCGTTACTACGGATAGCTCTATAGGCTAGCATGGCGTGTCCACCAAGAACTAGGAGCGTCACGAGCGCCGCCACTGAAAGCCGCGCCAGAACCTTTGGATCGGTGTGCCTAACAAAATTTTTCGCCTCTTGCTTGTTTGAAAGAGAATTCAGGCTCGCCATGGCGCGCTCACGGGCGGCATTGATGTTCTGCTGCCGGTACCGCGCTGCGCTTTGGCGCGCTTGGTTTAGTAGCCGCCTCTGACGCGCCAACACCTGTCGGGGTATCATGGTGTGAATCATTTAAATTACACTAATATTTATTTAGGAAGGGAGCGTCTCACTGTTGGCTCAAATGTCACCATATAGGGGTTGGCCTTCAGCATACTTTTGATTTTTGGACGAAGGGCTGGTGGGTAAACGTTCAACCCCCGTCTCCCGGTGTTCCGCGCCGCCTCAAGAAGGCGTATGGTTTGCGCATTTAGATTTAAATTAGGATTTATAGGCACTCCGTGCATAACCTTTGACTTGATGTTCCTATGAAATCTGAAACCACGCGACTCTAGGACGCGCGCCTGCTCAGGGGTGATGCGCGGGACAAGCCCTACGTGAACGGGCCCCGTCTTTCCCCATGAAACGTACACGGGGCGCGCCTTCACAAGGTTCTGCCCTATCACACCACCCGGAGCGAGTTTGCGTTCAATTTCTGAAATACCTTTGAAAAAGGGGGTGTATGAACGCGGAACCTCCACCGCCAGAGATCTGTTACTCAATGGTCCCGTACGGAAAGTAGAATGATAGTATGGACCATGGTAGCCACTGTAACTTGCTACACGCGTCTCTGGAGGCCCTCCTGGTCCGCCCATCCGTGGCTGGTTGCGGGGGGTGCTGACGCGCGCACCGCCGAGCGCCGCACCGAGAGCCAAAAGACCGGTGAGACTCCGCGCAAGTCTACTGGCGCTACGAGGCTTGGATTTCTTCACCGTCTGAGCACGGCGGACTGGCGATAACCGAACCGCTGCAGGGGCTGAACGAGTTTTTGGCGATGACAGCCTATTCACGCTTCTATGGACAGAAGCCGACCGCGTCACCATTTATTATAAGCAAGGAAAATTACATGCTCGTTTTGAATGACTTGGCGTACTTGCGGCGAATCCACAACGCGTCAGACTTGTATATGCGAGACGCGCGGGGAAGAGTCCGCTTAGTCAGAACGCTGATGGCGATCAGGCGGCGCATCACTGACAGGGGCTTCTCACCCTTGATGATGCCCTTGCTGAGAGCCTTGTAACGGTTGGTCTTCGCCTCTACGGGGTGGTACCCGTACTTGGTGAGCATACCGCCCTTGAGCTTGCCGATAACCTTTGTGCTCTTTCCGGACGCACCGACGTCTTTGGCTGGCACGGCCGACACGCGGCTTATGCCAGCCTTGCGGACGTAAGAATAACCAGCGCGACTTTTGGTGGCTTTGACGCGAACAACGCGCCGAGTGGTGCGTCGAACGTGGCTAGAGCGCACAGAGGATTTCATTGTTATTCTCTACTGGGAAAAATTCTGAGAATACCCCTTGAGAAACATCTTGAGCTTGCTGTCATTTGACGCGTTAAAGTCGTACACGTCATCACCTTCTACACTGATGTCTAATACTGGCCACTCATAAGTGTGTCGCAATTTCATAGTAGAATAGAGGATACTAATGGCGTACGTCTTGAGATCCTTGACCTTTTCCAGTCGTGACCAAGCAAGTTTCATGGAAAAAACATCATCTGGATTTTTACCCAAAAATGGAGCCCCGGGAGTAACCTCCGCCGATCCACCGTCTATGTAGTTCCATCCATCCTTCAATTTTACACTAGAAAACAGGAACGGTATGGCGATAGTAGCGCATACCGCGTCCAAAACGCTCATGGAGGGCGTCGCATCCACTGAAAAATAAACGGTCTTCATAAAGTCTACACAGTAAGCGGATACGTGTAGCTTTACGGGACACCATTCATAGAGTTCCTGAAACGTAACATCCTCTTTATCAATGAAGAGTCGGCACGCGTCAGCGAGCACCTTGCGTATTTTTAAGTAGGGTATTAGTCCATAGTCTTTGAGAAGGACCTTTATATTTGGTTTCATAATCTGTTTTAAGGGGACTTTGAGAGCATAATCCAGAACTTTTGTAGGGTCGCCTTTTGTTAAGCAAAATAGGAAGCCGAGCAGGCCGCCTGCCGACGCCCCTGAAATCGCCTCAAGGTCATCAAGGTGCCCTTCCCTCTTGAGTTTTGATATTACTCCTAGATAAAGAAAGAAACCCATCGCACCTGGACCTATGACGAGGTTTTTCATCTACTAGTAGAACTGAGGAAAGAAGCCCCGCAGTGACGCGAACGTGATGGAGAACACCACAGCGTGCACAATAACCTGCACGAGTCCCGTCTGTCCTGAAAAGAATGCACCGCCCGACGCCGGTGGGAGGGTGAGCAGCACACCTGGGGTCAGCAACACGAACAGGATGGCCGGGACAATCAGGTCGGCTGTGGTCATGGTGAATTTAAAAACAAAATTGATGATGGCCCATGAAAGGATGGCCAGAATGAGCGCATGAAACAGAACCTGGGTCAAAAGTCCAGAGCCTGGGGGGAGACTCGTTATCAAACCTGGACTCAAGAGGGCGAACAGGATGGTGGGCACCAACACTTTGGGGCCGGTAATGTCAATCATTTATATTAGCTGAGAATCAAACCACGAGTAAAAGTTCTCCGCCTGGACACGATCAGAGATGGCCGGGACATCCTTGATTTTGTTCCAAATTGGTTCACCATAAAACGACTGTTGCTTTGGAATCCACTTGCTGCCATCCATAACAAAATTGATGAAGTTTGGATAGTTGCAATTTCTGTCAAAAATAAGATAGTTGTCGTACGCGAACTCATTGATTTTCTCCCATGCGAACAGGAGTTCTTCCGAGTACAAATCTTGCCAACTCTCATCGTCAATATACTGATCAAATTCATCAGAACCATCAGAGTCGTAAGCGTAGTGGTCGCCCAAATAGGCGTCACGCGAGTATTCGTCGTTGATACCCATTTTTACTTAATGTTTACACGTGTCAGTCCTCTAAGCCAGGTCTTTGAGCCCTGACACGGACACGCCCGATTTTTCTTGTACTGGAGCAGCGTCCAGAATCGCCTGGAAGGCCCCCTCCACCTGGGCCTCGTTTCCGCCAAAAAATGATGCTAGACCCTTCTTAATCACATCCTTGGTGATGCCACCACGTGATTTTTTGGTCTTTAGATTGACCTTGACCTTGTCGTGAACACGGACCGTGTCAATTTCGTTTTCCTTCATGTGCTGAGTCACAAACTGGCGAAGATCCTTCTCACGTTTATTCAAAACACCGAGATCTTTGCGAGCTGCGGCCAACTGGGCTTTGAGACCA